CCTTCTGGAACTACCGTAGTAGTTTCGTATGCACAACAAGCCGCATTCACTCTTCCTAGAGAAGACTACAATGTAGAGTTGGCAACTAGTGCAACTGCAATTCAAGTAAACGGAAACGCAGTAGACAACAGTGCTGGAGACCAGTTTAGTGTCTCTGGAACCACTCTTACTGCAACTGGTGCATCATTAACTGCCGGTCATACAGTCACCGTAGTAATGGGTGCAAGAACTAAGTTCTTATTGACAGGACAGGATGTTGGTGCAACTGACTCCATCACAGTCGATGATGTAACAACTGGGTTCACTCTTACTGGTTCTTCAACTTCAAAATTGGTCACGATGGCTGCTGCTCCTGCATCAAATATCAGTATCAAGATTCTTAATGCATCTACAACAACATTTGCATATACTGGTGTATCAGTCGCAACATCAACCGACCTTACTGTTGCCGCTGGTGTTACTACTGGTGAATTTACTGCAAAGAACGCTGGTTCTTGGGGTAATGACCTTAAAGTATACATGATTGACGATGCAACAAACATGGCAACACTTCCATCAGGAATTAAATCTGCATTATCTGGTGCGCCAAACGTTGCAACTTCCGATGGTCTTACAACAGCAGAAGCCGCAAGACGTACTGAGTTAAGTATTGTTATTGTATCTGTTAATGCAAGTACTGGTGCAGAGACTGTACTGGAAGCGTTTGAGTATCTATCAAAAGCATCTGATGGAAAACGTGCAGACGGAACTAACATTTACTGGAAAGATTGGGTGAATGAGAAGTCTGATTGGATTTGGGCACTCAACCAACCAACAGTCGGTACAAACTGGGGTACTACACTGTACACCGTAGTATCTAGTGTTAACACTGCAACCACATTTACCTCTGCTGGTGCAACTGCAATCGCAAGACCTTTTGGTGCTGGTGCGAATGGTGCAACTCCTACTGCTGGACAAGTACAGACTTCATACGACCACTTCGCGAATGACGAAACTGTAGATGTAAATTTACTTATGACAGGTGGTTGGGCAGATATTACCTCTGGTGCAACGGTTCAAACTCATGTAATTGGTATTGCAGAGTCAAGAAAAGATTGTATCGCTCTTGTATCTCCATCATCCGATGCTGTATTGAGTGCTACACCATTAACTTCTGTCAAGACTTGGTTGGGTACTACCATGCCAACTTATAGTAGTTATGCATTTGCAGACTCAAACCTAAAGTATCAATATGACAAACATAATGACAAGTACCGTTGGATTCCATTAAACGGTGATATTGCTGGTCTTATGGTCAGAACTGATGCAGACAGAGACCCTTGGTTCTCTCCCGCTGGTTTAAATCGCGGAACAATCAAAAATGCTGTGAAACTTGCATGGGATCAATCAAAAGCGGATAGAGATGAGATTTATCCAAAAGCGATTAACCCAGTAGTCAACTTCCCCGGCCAAGGTGTTGTTTTGTACGGTGATAGAACTTTTACCACCAAACCTAGTGCGTTTGACCGTGTTAATGTCAGAAGGTTGTTCATTGTCCTTGAAAAGTCAATTGCATCCGCTGCTAAATTCACACTGTTCGAATTTAATGATGACTTTACTCGTTCACAATTTACCGCTCTCGTTGAACCATTCTTGAGAGAAGTAAAAGGACGTAGAGGAATTTATGATTTCTTGGTAGTATGTGATGAAACGAACAACACACCACAAGTCGTAGACTCAAATGAGTTTGTAGGTGATATCTTCATTAAACCCGCTCGTTCAATTAACTTCATTCAGTTGAATTTCGTTGCAACCAGAACAGGTACTAATTTCGAAGAAATTGTTGGTTCAGTGTAATAAATGATTATAAATATTATCACATACAACTTATTAAGGAGATATAATAATGGCATTTGACGTAAACTCGTTCAAAGGGGAACTGAAACTCGGTGGTGCGAGACCCAACCTATTCCAAGCGGAATTAATTTCGCCAGTAGGTGGTTTAGACAATTTCAGATTTATGTGTAAGGCTGCACAGTTGCCTGGCAGTACTATTCCATCTATCGACGTTCCATACTTCGGTAGACAGATTAAATACGCTGGTAACAGAACGTTTGAACCTTGGACTGTAACCGTTCTTAACGATGAAGACTTTCAAGTTCGAAATTCTTTTGAGAAATGGATGAATGCAATCAATGGACACACCAGTAACTTAGCTAGTTTGGGTGCTGCTTCATACAAGACTCAAGGTTCTGTAAAGCATTTTGGTAAAGACGGAAGTACTATTGCTCGCTATGATTTCATTGGGATTTTCCCAACGGAACTGGGTGCGGTTGAACTTGCATGGGACACCAATGATGTAGTCGAAGAATTTACTGTAACACTTGCGATGGATTACTGGACTCATAGTTCCGTAGTTGCATAATCACTCCTAAAAAAGTGGCATAAATATTATGAGAGGTGATTACAATGGCTAAACTTTTTGGTTTCGATATAACCAGAAGCACGAAAGAGAAGGAGACTGCCCCCAAGTCGTTTGTTCCAGCAATGGATTCATCCGACGAAGGGGCAATCACCGTTCAATCAAGTGGGTTCTTCGGACAGTACATAAATCTAGAAAATACTGCTAAATCTGACGTAGAATTAATCAATAGATATCGCGAAATGGCAATGCATCCAGAAGTGGACATCGCCGTGGACGATATCGTGTCTGAAGCAATAGTATCAGACACATCAAACTATCCAATCAAGATAGACACACAACACATACAACAATCTGACGCTGTAAAGAAAAAGATTGCAGAAGAATTCATAAACACATTAAAACTTATCAAGATAAAAGAACGTGGATATGACTTATTCAGAAATTGGTTTGTGGATGGTAGAATTTATCTTCATATTATCATAGACGAAAAGAGACCTAAAAATGGTATTCAAGAACTTCGTCTTATCGACCCAAGAAAAATAAAGAAGATAAAGGAAGTAGAAAAACAGAAAGACCCAGCAACTGGGGCCGATTTAGTGAAAGAAGTTCAAGAATACTATCTCTATAGTGAGAAAGGTATTATGGGCGGTTCTACTACAGACGGCATTCCTATTACTACAGACGCAATTTCATATGTTACTTCTGGTCTCACGGAAGGAAATAAAAACTACACAATTGGACATCTGCATAAAGCAATAAAACCTCTTAATCAATTGAAGATGATTGAGGATTCTGTTGTTATTTATAGATGGACAAGAGCTCCAGAAAGAAGAGTATTCTACATTGACGTAGGTAATCTGCCCAAACAAAAGGCAGAACAATACATGAATGATATTATGGTGAAACATAAGAACAAGATTGTATACGATGGGTCAACAGGCGAAGTCAGAGATGACCGCAAGCACCTATCTATGTTAGAAGACTACTGGTTCCCTAGAAGAGAGGGTGGAAGAGGCACAGAAATAGAAACCCTGCCTGGCGGTACTAACCTTGGCGAGATGGACGATGTATTATACTTCCAGAAGAAGTTGTACAAATCTCTAAACGTTCCGATGTCTAGACTGCAACCAGAAAATCAAATCCAACTGGGTAGAGCTCAAGATATATCAAGGGACGAATATAAATTCAATCGATTTATTACAAGACTTCGTAGTAAATTTGGAAATATTTTAATTGATATACTTAAAAAACAACTTATTCTCAAAGGTGTTATAAGTCCTGATGAGTGGGAAGATATTCATGAAGACATCTTCCTAGATTATTCTGAAGACTCTTACTACACAGAGATAAAAAACAGCGAAATTATTAGAGATAGAGTCGCTCTTGCTGGAGAAATGGAAGAGTTAATTGGAACTTATTATTCCAAGGAATGGGTTAGAAGAAACGTACTGCACCAAACTGAAGACGAAATTAAAGAGCTCCAAAAACAAATGGATGCAGAAAAAGATTCGGAACCAGAAGGTGATGAAGACGATGATGGTGGATTTTAAGGAGATTGAATATGAGTGAAAAAGAAAATAGTATAAATATTGGTGGAGAAAACATTGTCGATGACATAGTTCTAGGCAATCTCGCTGCATCGAAACGTTCTATCGCTGACTTATTAAGTCAGAAGATTAAAACTGAGGTCGGCGAATACAAACAGAATTTTGCCTCTACTATCTTTGCAGAGACAGAGACAGAGGACAAGGAGACTTAAAATGCAGAGCTTCGGTGAGTATTTAGATGAAGACATGGACGAGGCGATTAAACGTACAGTCGTTATTCGCAAAGGCCAAAGAAAAATCAAATACAAAACTGACAGGGCTGGATATAAAGTCAGTGGTGGTCGGGAAGTAAAGATTGGTGCATCAGATGCAATTAAGATGAGTATCAGAAATACTAAGTCTGCCCGCAAACGCAAAGGCAAAACTGCTCAAGCGAATATGCGTAGAGCTAAGTCAATGACAAAAAGAACAGGAATGTAAGATATGCAATTAATCACAGAGATTTCTGAAGACCTACAGTTTATCACTGAAGAGAAAGGCAAAGACCTTTTTATCGAAGGGGTTTTCTTACAGTCAAATATCGAAAATCGTAACAAACGAGTTTATCCGCCAGAAGTTCTTGAGAGAGAAGTTAAAAGATATACTGACAACTATATATCTAAGAATCGAGCATTTGGTGAGCTGGGACATCCTCAAGGCCCAACAATCAATCTAGAAAGAGTTTCGCACATGATTAAGTCACTAACGAAAGACGGTGACAATTATATCGGTAAAGCGAAGATTATGAAAGATACTCCATATGGTGCGATTGTTGCAAATTTAATCAAAGAAGGTGCATCTTTAGGTGTGTCTTCTAGAGGAATGGGAAGTGTAACTAAAACAAGAAGTGGCCCATCAGTTGTACAGGATGATTTTTATCTTGCAACTGCGGCTGATATTGTTGCTGATCCTTCTGCCCCAGACGCATTTGTGAATGGTATTATGGAAGGTAAGGCATGGGTTTGGGAGAATGGAGTAATACGAGAGTCGCAATTAGACATCTACAAGACTCAAATTCAATCCGCAAAATCGAAACAACTTGAAGAAGTGAAACTCAAAGTTTTTGAGAATTTCTTTTCAAGTTTATAAAATTATAAATAAAAGTAATGTTAAATTAAAAGTCAAAGGAGCTTTCAAATGGAAAAGAATTTAGAAGTAACTGATATTGAAAAAGATATCGAAGACGCCATCAATGAAGCAGAAGTGGTCTCTGAAGAGGAAACTTCTACTGATAAGGTAGTCGAAGAAGAAACAGTCGATTCGGAAGATGGGATTGAAGAAGCTAAGAAAACAGTTTCTGAAGAAGACCCAGAAGACGAAGAAGACGAAGAAGACGAAGATGGTGACGATGAAGACGAAGACGCGCCAACCGAATCTAAAGACGGAAAGAAAAAGGGTTACAAGGAATCAAAGAAAATGAAGAAAGAAGACCTTGATGTGCAAGAACACATCGATGCGATGCTTTCTGGTCAAGACCTATCTGAAGAATTTCAGACAAAGGCAAAAACCATCTTTGAAGCCGCCGTGTTAGAAAATGTAAACTCTGTAGTGCAAGAATTGGAAGAAGAATTTGAAACCGATTTTGCAAATTCCGTAACTGAAGTACGCACCGAAATCTCCGAAAAAGTAGATGAGTATTTAACTTATGTTGCAAAGGAGTGGTTGGAAGAAAATAAACTAGCCGTCGAAAGTGGACTTAAACTAGAAATTATGGACAACTTCGTGAAAGGGTTGAAAACTGTATTTACTGAAAATTATATTGAAATTCCTGAGTCTAAAGTTGATTTGTATGCTGAATCAGTCTCGGAACTTTCTGCCAAAGAAACAGAACTCGACGAATCTATTGCAAAAAATATTGAGTTGAGGAAGGAAGTTGAAGGTCTGCAAAAGGACTCTTCGATTCGTGAAGTTACAGAAGGTTTGACAATGACTCAACAGGAAAAAATCCGTAGTTTGAGTGAAGGTGTTGAATTTGTATCTGTAGAAGATTTTGGTGCGAAATTACAGGTTATTCGGGATAACTATTTCCCTACTGAGTCTGTAGTTGCTGCGGTAACTGAAGAGACCCTTACTGTCGAGGAATCGGTAGAGATGGTAACTGAAGATGCTGTGACTGCTCCAATAGATTCAAATGTTGCAAGATATGCCGCGCATCTGGGTCGATTCAGTAAAAAATAAGTTTTTATAAATATATTACGAAGTTAAGAAAAATTAAATAACTTAATTTGATAACATTAAAAAAAGGAGACACAGAGATGTATCAAGATAAAATGCATTTGTCAGAAAAACTTCAAGAAAAGTGGAAGCCGGTTATTGAGCATCCTGATCTTCCTGAGATTAAGGATTCTTACAAAAAAGCGGTGACTGCCATCCTTCTTGAAAACCAAGAGATCGCAACACAACAAGAAAGTCGTATGCTAAATGAAGCTGCGCCGATTAACGATGTAGACGGTGGAATGTCGCCTACTAACGGTTCTGAAGGTAACATCAAAGGTATGGATCCTGTCCTTATCTCTTTGATTCGTCGTTCAATGCCTAACCTGATGGCATATGATGTCCTTGGTGTTCAACCAATGACTGCACCTACTGGTCTCATCTTCGCGATGAAATCTCAGTACGGTGACCAATCATCAGAAGCACTATTCGGAGAAGCTGATTCTGACTTCTCTGGTAATAATGCTCCTGCTCATGCTGGTACTGACCCATTTGGTGACTTCAGTGTAACTAGTAACGTAGGTACGTTTGCTTCCGCATCCAACTACACTACTGGTGCTGGTGCTCCAACAAACAAAGCAGAAGCTTTGGGTGATGGTTCTGTTGCAATGGGTGCTTCTGGTCATTTCAACCAGATGTCGTTCTCAATTGACCGTGTAACCGTAACTGCAAAGTCACGCGCACTGAAAGCTGAGTACACACAAGAACTCGCACAAGACTTGAAAGCAGTACACGGTCTGGACGCAGAGTCAGAACTTTCTAACATTCTCTCTACTGAGATTATGGCAGAAATTAACCGCGAAGTACTTCGTACCATCTACATGAATGCCAAACCCGGCGCTCAAACAGGTGTTACTAATACTGGTGAGTTTAATCTGGACACTGATGCCGATGGTCGTTGGTCTGTAGAGAAGTACAAAGGACTTCTATATCAAATCGAACGCGAAGCAAACGCAATCGCAAAAGCTACTCGCCGTGGTAAAGGTAACATCGTTATCTGTTCTTCGGATGTCGCATCTGCACTTGCAATGTCTGGTCAACTTGACACTACTGCCAATCAGTTTGGTGGATTAAGTGTTGACGATACTGGTGCAACTTTTGCTGGTACACTTAATGGTCGTATTAAAGTATACATTGACCCATATTTCGCAGTCGGTGCTTCTGGTCGCGAATTGTTGGTTGTTGGATACAAAGGTACTTCACCTTATGACGCTGGTATGTTCTACTGCCCATACGTTCCTCTTCAGATGGTTCGTGCGGTTGGTGAGAATACCTTCCAACCAAAAATCGGGTTTAAGACTCGTTATGGTATTGCTACTAACCCATTTGCATCTTCTGCTGCTCACTCAAACGATTACTATCGTATTGTTGCAGTTAAAGGTCTTGGTGCTGCTGTCGCATAATAATAACAAAAGTTATTATAACCTTAAAGGGGTCTCTTCGGAGACCCTTTTTTTTGGCGTATAAATAGTATAGAAGGAGTTATTAATGAGCACACTCAACACTACTACAAAAAATCCGAATACATTGCAGTCAAATTCTTTTGCAATGGCGGTATCTAAGTTACCAAGCCTTTCTCCATTTGTCAACGGTGTTTCATTGCCTGGCATGGTTATGGGAGAAGTGCAGTTAGGTACTCCATTTGCAGACCGTAGAGTGCCTGGCGATAAATTAATTTTTGCAGTACTGACCATTTCGTTTTTAGTAGACGAAGATATGCAAAACTGGTTGGAATGTTATGATTGGATGACTTCACTGGGATATCCAGAGAGTTTTGCTCAGTATGGTGCAATCAACAGAATCGCAGACAAAAGGTCGAGTTTGAGTGGCAATGACGTATATTCGGATGGTACGTTAATTATTCATAATAATTCTGGAAAGGCAATTAAGAAAATAGAATTTGTAGATTTATTTCCGATTGCACTGGGAGAAATTCCACTATCCACTGGGGATACGGCAGGAGACCCAATTATATCAACAATAGATTTGCAATATACATACTATACAGTGAATTCAATATAAAATATAGGTGAATTGATGAATGATACGGTGAATTCTATGGCCAAGTTTATGGACGAGGCCAAGGAAGATATTAGATTAAACTTTTTAGAAATTGAGAATGAATTATTAAGAAATTCCCACCTCATAGGTAAGTGGTTAACTTATCAACAAAATCAAAAATCAAAAGTTCTAATATTAGAGACTGAGTACAAGAGACTTCTTGCAATAAAAAAGAAGTATCTCATGGGTAAGCTCCCAGATGAGGAGCGTGATTATATGGGATGGCCGTTAGAAGGAACTAAAATTCTGAAAGCGGATATGGACATGTGGTTAGATTGTGATGACGAGATTATTGCAAAACGACAAAAATTCCAAGCACAAAAACAAATTTTAGATTTTATAGAATCAACACTCACACAGGTTGTAGATAAAAAATGGTCTATTAAATCTTATATAGATTATAAGAAGTGGATTGAAGGTAACTAATGAAAGAACAAGTTCTGGTAGTCACAATAGATGAAGTTTATGTAACTGTAGATTCTAATGAGTTTTTTATATTAAAAGAACTTGTAGACTACTTTACATTCAAAGTGCCTGGCGCAGAATTTATGCCGTCCTTTAGAAACAAAATGTGGGATGGTAGAATTAGACTACTAAATCCAAACAATAGAAAATTATATAAAGGTCTTATATCACACCTAAGAAGATTTTGTGATATGAACGGATATGAACTTGTATATGAAGATGACGCACCACCGAACTTCTCGAAAAAGAATCTGGAAGAACTTGCACAATATGTTAACCCACACTCAGGCGGCAAGCCTATCCAGTACAGGGACTATCAACTAGAGGCAGTGCAACACTCCATAAACTCTAATAGGTGTCTCCTACTGTCTCCTACTGCGTCTGGCAAGTCATTAATTATCTATACACTAATACGATTCTACATGATGCATCCAGACTTGCAAAACAAGAAGATTATAATCATCGTTCCTACCACATCATTGGTGCATCAGATGTATTCTGATTTTGGAGATTATGGATGGGATACGGAAAAATATTGTCATAAGATTTTTTCTGGCCAAGACAAAGATACTGATAAGCGTGTGGTGATATCTACATGGCAATCCATATTTAGATTGGATAAGAATTACTTCAGTCAATTTGGAATGATTGTGGGGGATGAGTGTCACTTATTCAAAGCAAATTCATTAAATAAAATAATGGATAAAATGGTGGGGTGTAAATATAGATTCGGTACTACTGGTACACTTGATGGAACCAAAACCCATAAATTGATGTTAACTGGTATGTTTGGTGATGTAAAACAAGTCACATCAACAAAAAAACTAATTGACAACAAAACTCTGTCATCATTCAAGATTCAGTGTTTGGTGTTGAAATATCCACCGCAGATGTGCAAGGACAACAAATCTAAGAAGTACCAAGAAGAGATTGATTGGATTATTCACAACGAAAGACGAAATAAATTCATAAACAACTTGACATTATCTCTGAAAGGTAATACACTAGTACTCTATAACTTTGTAGAAAAGCATGGAAAACCCATGTTTAAAGACATATCAGAAAGAGCCGAGAAGGGTAGACCAGTGTTTTTTGTTAGTGGTGCGATAAAAGGTGAAGTGCGAGAAGATATACGAGCATTGACAGAGAAGTCAGATAACGCTATTATCATTGCATCATATGGAACCTTTTCTACTGGCATAAATATTAAGAACCTACATAATGTTATTTTTTCATCACCATCCAAAAGCAGGATAAGAAATCTTCAGTCTATAGGTAGAGGTCTCAGGAAAGGTGATAACAAGAGTAGTGCGGTACTATACGATATAGCTGACGATTTACAACATAAGACGTACATAAACTTTGCAATCAGACACTTTTATGAACGCATAAATATATATAATGAAGAGAAGTTCGATTTCCAAGTTCATGATGTAAACATATACAAAGGAATAGGCTGATGGAATATAAAATCATTAAGTTACATAATGGGGATGACCTTATTAGTGGAGTAACCCGCTACAATCCCGATGATGATACAAAACCAACAATTGCTTTGGAAGACCCTTATTGTTTGAAACAGGTTGCAACGAAGAACGAAGATGACCACTCAGTTGCGTTTGTCCGATGGATACCATTTACTGATGATGAACTGATTCTTTTGCCACTTGATAGGGTGGTGACAATGACTAGTGTTAAGTCTGACCTATTAAGTTACTATATCAAACTGTCTGAGAAGCACAAACTAACTGAACACTCGACGTTTGCAGAAGCAGATCTAGAAGAGGGATATGAAGATGATGATGAAGATTACTTGTCTAAACTAGAATCAGCAAGCAATAGCACAATACATTAATTATTATTCTTTTTAGAGAGACAAGCTCTATTATACACACATTCTCAGAGATGTCAAGCACTTTCTTTAAAAAAGATGAAATTAAATTAAAGCTTGACTTTCCCGATGGGATTTGTTATAATGGAACATAATTTACTCATAAGGCGACTTTACTATGGCAGAGAAGAAGAAAAAGCAACACTACGTTGACAACAAGAAGCTACTTGGTGAAATGACCGAGTATCGAAATTTGGTCATCAAGGCGAAAGAAGAAAAAACGCCTAGACCAAGGGTTCCGAATTATATCGGAGAGTGCATCATGAAGATATCTCAGCACTTATCATATAGACCCAACTTTATTAATTATACCTATAAAGACGATATGATATCTGATGGTATTGAGAACTGTCTTCTTTATATAGATAATTTCAACCCAGCGAAATCTAAGAATCCTTTTGCGTACTTCACGCAAATTATCTACTATGCATTTATCCGAAGGATTCAGAAAGAAAAGAAACAGACATACGTCAAGTATAAGTCAATTGAACAAGCAAGTCTGATGTTCGATTTAAATGGCGAGAGTGCAGATTCCTCGCCTGTCAATAAAAGTTATGTAGAGTTCATTCACAACAACATGGACGAATTTCTTGCGGATTTTGAGAAGACTCAGAGAACCAAGAAAGAAGCCAGAAAAAAATCAAAAGAAGAGAGTGAAGAGAACCTTCGACTTGAAGCAGAAGAAAAGAAACGTTTAGAGGACAATTAATGAAAATTGCATTGATTACGGATACCCACTTTGGTGCTCGTGGGGATTCGATATTATTTTATGACTATATGATGGAATTCTATAATAATGTTTTTTTTCCTTATCTAAAAGATAATAATATAGAGAATGTTATACACCTTGGAGATGTTGTCGATAGACGCAAATTCATAAACTTTAATATTCTTCATAAGTTTAAAAAAGACTTTATTGGGTGGTTTCAAGATAACGAAGTCAACATGCACATCATTATCGGAAACCATGATACCTATTTCAAGAACACGAATGCTGTTAATGCGATGGATGAACTGATAGATTTTAACCATCCATATTCGCCTAAAGTATATTCAGAACCCGACACTCTGAATTTTGAAGGACGAGAAATTGTTTTGATGCCTTGGATTAATTCAGAGAACTATCACAGCTCTTCGGATTATATAAAGAACTCAAATTCTAAAGTCTTATTTGGACACCTTGAGATTGCTGGTTTTGAAATGCATCGTGGAATGAAGTGTGAAGAAGGCCTTGGCATTAAAATGTTTGATAAGTTTGACCTAGTGTGTTCTGGTCACTTTCATCATAAATCAAATAACGGAAAAATTCATTATCTAGGAAATCCCTATGAAACTACATGGATGGATTACGATGACCCGAAAGGATTCCATATATTTGATACCGAAACCTTGGAACTTGAATTCATTCATAACCCATACAAGATGTTTCATAAAATCGAATATGATGAAGATGTTGTAGTAGATACGTCTGACATGGATGGTCGGTATGTCAAGATTGTTGTTAAGAATAGAACCAACGCCTTAAAATTTGATATCTTTTTAGATACCTTATATAAGAACAATGTTGCAGACATTCAAATAGTAGAAAGTAACGATGAATTTGACTCTAGTGGTGAAGATGTAGATGTGATACAAGACACCATGACACTTTTATCGGAGTATGTAGATAATTACGAAATGTCTCTGGATAAAATGAAATTGAAGTCTATGATTAAAGACTTATATGTTGACGCGATGAGAGAAAATGCTTAATGATTGAATTTAATAACATTAAATGGAAAAACTTTCTATCGACAGGAAACAACTATACAAGTGTTCAGCTGGACAGGACTTCTACCACACTTATTCTTGGTTCGAATGGTGCTGGTAAATCTACTATTCTTGATGCGTTGTGTTTCGGTCTTTTTGGAAAAGCATTTCGTAAAATCAATAAACCGCAATTGGTTAATTCGATTAACGAGAAAGATTGTTCTATAGAGATAAATTTTACCATTGGGAGAAAGAAGTATCTTGTTCGCAGGGGGATAAAACCTAATGTTTTTGAAGTCTGGATAGATGGTAAGATGTTAGACCAAGATTCCAAAATAAAAGATTCTCAGACATATCTTGAAGACAATATATTAAAACTAAACTATAAGTCGTTTACTCAGACGGTAATCCTTGGTTCTGCAACATTTGTTCCATTTATGCAACTGTCTGCGTCAGACAGAAGAGATATTATCGAAGACTTGTTAGATATTAAAATATTCACATCTATGAATGAGATACTAAAAGTCAAACAGTCTGTCATTTCTAGTAGTCTGTCGGAAAACGAACACGATAGAAAGTTAATAAACAACAACATACAACTACAGAAAAAATATATTGAAGAGGTTACTGCTACTAAAACCAGCTCTATCAAATCAATAGAAAATAAAATCTCATTGCGAGATGCATCTATAACAGAAAATGAGAAAATTATTGATAGTGAAATATCAAATCAAGATAACCTCACTTCAAGTGTAGAGGATAAGGATACAACACAACAACGACAGAACAAACTAGATTCATTAGAAAGTCAACTTATGTTGAACCTAAAGAAAAATAAAAAAGACGAAAAGTTTTTTAGTGAAATCGATAACTGTCCTACATGCAAACAAGAAATTAATGACACACATAAACATTCTATGTGTAGTGACGCGAAAACTAAGGTTTCGGAGTTAGAACTTGGTTTGCAAAAAATATCAATAGAATTTAAGAAGGTCAACGCAAGATTGAACTCTATTGCAGACATACATGAGAAGATTCGGTTGAGTGGTAAGATTATCAGCGAAAAGCAATCCGAAATTAAAATCATGCGGTCTAACATACTAGAGTTTAATTCAGAAATCAAAGAACTGAATGAGTCGGACACCTCTACTAAACCATTAGAAAAAGAACTAGCAAAACAAGAAAAAAACTTAGATAAATTAAATTCTATCAGAGAAGAACTGGTCGAAAAACGCGAGTATCAAAATATTGCATCTGTCTTGTTGAAAGACAGTGGAGTTAAGACCTCAATTATTAAATATTATCTGCCGGTAATGAATAAGTTGATTAACCAATATCTGCACGAAATGGATTTTTATGTCAACTTTACTATGGATGAAAAGTTCTCTGAGGTAATAAAATCTCGTAGTCGTGAGAATTTCTCGTATGCGTCTTTCTCTGAAGGTGAGAAGATGCGTATTGACCTTGCACTACTGTTTACTTGGAGAACTATCGCCAAGATGAAAAACTCAGTGAACACAAATTTATTAATATTGGACGAAGTTTTTGATAGTAGTTTGGACAACACAGGGACGGATGAATTTTTAAAATTATTAAACACTTTGGGTGGAAATAATGTATTCGTCATAAGTCATAAGGGAGAAATTCTGTATGACAAATTCAGAAGTGTTATAAAGTTTGGTAAGGTCAAGAACTTTAGTCAGATAGTAGAGGAAAAGTAGTGAATTTTAATGATGATTGTAGAAATGTAACAAAAGAACACCCAGAGTATGACTATGTGTTTACTTCCCCCCCAGATTTTAAGGAACTGGAACTCAATCCAAAAGATACTCTTGGATATTCTGACTTTTTGGCAAAAACGGTATTGACAACAGAACCGAAACGTGGTATAATAACGGTTGCATTTACAGATAGAAAGAATAATGGACGGATTGTTCCAAAATCCACAATCTTGAAAAATCTTATGCACAACGAAGGGTGGGAACTGTTGACCCATAAAATATGGGTCAAATCGATTAAGATTAATATGTATAGACTGAACTACGGAAATGTCCTATCGTTTGGTAGGGGTAAATTCCGTCAAAACCAGAACAAAGAATTCAAGCCAGATGTTTGGATGGATGGAACAGAAGAGTATAAAGGGTTTGCATTTGGTATGCCGGTGGATGTTCCAAGGAAGTGCATACTGAACTATACCCAAGAAGGCGACACAGTATACGACCCTTTCATGGGGTCAGGAACTACCGCTATCGCATCCCTAATGACCAACAGGTTATATCAGGGTGCAGAAATGAAGGAAGATGTGTGGAATCTTTCACAGGAAAGGGTGAGTGAGTTTCATAATAGATCAATTGATAATTGGAGTTTTTAATGAATAATGAACTTTACAGTCTGTTGCATAATTGTGCCAATCATGACGGCATTCCTTGCATGGACAATACTATGTTTTCTCGCGTAACTTCAGACTATGGCAGAGAAGATTTTAGACTTGCGTTGGCGAAATATATCACCAACGAGAAACCTCCATTTCCCTATAAAGATTTCAGTTATGAGGGTCTGGTAGATAGTTTTAGAAAACTGAAACGTGCGGATTACTCAAACTATATTACTCCAAGAGAAAATGCACAAAAAGAAGTTCTAGAAAAATATGATGACTACAAATATTCTTATGCGGAATATGGTCTTGGAATGATTGATGGGCCTTCAACCTTCAATGAAGTTAGTGACTATTTTAACAACCGTCTAAGGATGTCTTGTGGGTCTTATGGATACAGGTCTCCTGTTGATAGATGGAACGAAGGAGACAACATTTGGGGGGTGCTAGGGCCTATCTGGAGAGGTGTGAACGACAGTTGGGAATTAACACCTAAACAGTATATGATGGCATTTAGATTGGGTACTTATATCGCAACTCAATTCAAACCAATTGTTGCAAAGACTATTTATGAAATGACAAATGCAAAAAGAGTATTAGACACTTCGATGGGTTGGGGTGACCGACTCGCCGGTTTCTTTGGTTCAAACGCCAAGACTTATTTTGGTTGTGACCCAAATCCAAGTACCTTTGAAAATTATAAACTTCAGGCAATCGAATATTCGAAGTTGGTCGGTAACACATACAAGATTATCGAACACAAGGATTATTGGGCAATGCTCGGCGATGTTAAAACATGTCATTTCTATAGATGTGGTGCAGAGAATTTGCCTTGGGATGATATTCAAGATATAGATTGTGCGTTCACTTCACCTCCATATTTTTCTACTGAAAGATATAATGAGGGTGGAGAACATTCCGAAGACCAATCTTGGTCTAAATTTAATGAATATGCGGCATGGAGAGATGAGTTTTACTTGCCTGTTTCTGTCAAAAGTTTTGAGTGTTTATCTAAGGGTGGACATCTTATGGTCAACATTATGGATCCTAAGATTAAGGGAAAACGACATCGTTCTGGTGATGAACTAGTAGATGAAATGAAAGATGATTTTATTGGTCAGATAGGAATGCGAATAATGCAGAGGCCTCAAGGTAAAAGTGTTTTTTCTGACGAAGATGGAAACTTTGACAAAGAAAAGATGAATAATTTTATGAACAAGATTTATATGGAAAATGTTTGGTGTTTCAGTAAGGGAAAAGGAATCGACCTTTTCAGACATAAAAGAATATTGTCCCTTGATAGTTTTCTATAAATATAGGTATTAACTGATACATCGAAGGTACTTTTCATATGTCTGATGCTTTACTAAACACTTCCATAGCAGCAATAGTCTCAAATGCGACAAGTTCTATACCTAGCGCGTCAACTGATGAACTATTGAAAATTGCAACTGCTATACAGGCAGTAGGTAAAGGTGAAGACACAACACTAGAGACCGCCATAAATTCTAGAGTTAATACTCTTATGGCGGGTTCTCCATCAATATCTGATGTAGAAAAACTTGGAAGAGTTCTTAGGAAAATGCGCTCTCCCACTACGGTCAACCTAGTTGGGAACACTGACAACTTACCAGAGGGTTCTGGAAACTTATATCACACCGATTCTCGCGCAGATTCTCGCGCAGACGGAAGAATCTCTGCATCTAGTCTTAGTTCTCTTGCAGATGTGCATACGACTGTCGCTACAGATGGTCAAGTTCTAAAGTGGGATAATGCGAATACTAGGTGGGAGCCAGGCACTGTTGGTGGTGTATCCGTAACAGTTTCGACAACTGCACCGAGCTCACCAAACAATGG